AGACATTCTAATAAAGAAAGTTCTCTAGAAACAGTAAAAGAATTGATAAAAGCAGGGGCTAATTTAGATTTACATGAAATAAATGGATTCACAGCTTTAATGTTAGCTTCAAGAAATTCAAATACTGATTCATCTCTAGAAACTGTTAAAGAATTGATAAAATCTGGGGCTAATTTAAATTTACAAGAAAATGGGGGTTGGACGGCTTTAATGATGGCTTCTAGATATTCAAATACTGATTCATCTTTAGAAACAGTAAAAGAACTTATTAAAGGAGGGGCTAATTTAGATTTACAAAAAAAAGATGGATTTACAGCTTTAATGATAGCTTCTAGATATTCAAATACTGATTCATCTCCAGAAACAATTAAAGAACTTATTAAAGGAGGGGCTAATTTAGATTTACAAAATAATTATGGTGATAGATTTTTATCTTATCTTGTTAGATATACAAATTTATTAGAAATTATTAAAGAAGTTATTTCTAGAGGTGTTTCATTTACTCATTTAACAAAATATAATGATAACAAATATAATGGAAATAGTTTATTACATTGGTGTGCGATTGGTATTACGGAAAATACGTCTTCATATGAGATTTTATATTATCTAGAAACATTAGAAATTGATAAATCATTAAAAAATTACGAAAATAAAACATATACAGAATATTTATATAAATTTAAAAATATATATATTTCTGAAGAATGTCATATTTGCTATAATAAAATGGACAATATTACTTTATTAAATTGTGATTGTACCTGTGGAAAAGTTTGTTATAAATGTTCATCATTAATTAATAATAAATGTCCATACTGTAAAACATATTTTAATAATGTTCAAATTTTTAGAATTGTATAAAAATAGATAATTTGTCTTACATGTAAAATAACAAAAATTGAATTATTATAATCTTATTGTAATTTTGATAATTAGTTTTGATAACTATTTCTTTAATAACTATTTCATATGGATTCTAAAATTACAGCAACAATTATTAATACACAACAAAATGGAAAATCAATTAAAAAGAAAACAATTATTTTAGATAAATCATGTGAATTTTCCAAACTTAACAATATAACAGAAATGACATTTACAAATTATATAATTGAAAATATTGAATTTCCCCAAAATGTTGAAACACTAATTTTCAAAGGTTGTTATTTTGTTCAAGATTTAAAAACATTACCTTCAAACCTCAAACGATTGGAAATTATCGGAGGAGAAATTCGATTCATTACTTTCTTACCAAAATCACTTGAATTTTTGAATTGTTATCAATGTAAATTAAGGGAAATTGTATATCTACCAGAATCACTTACAGAATTTCATTGTAATTTTAATCAAGTTAAAGTATTACCAGCATTTCCAGAAAAACTAACAATTTTGAATTGTGAACAATGTCAATTAATAAGTTTAAAACAATTACCTCGAAATCTCAAAACACTAAATTGTGGTTACAATGAAAAATTAAAGTTGATTCCTAAATTACCAGAATCACTTGAAATCTTTGAATATCAAGGTTGTTATGATTTGATATCAATTCCAGATATTCCACATTCAGTAAATAATCAAACAAACAATATTCAAAAAAACAATATTCAAAAAAAGAAATCATCGATTAAATCGACAATTTTGTATTATTTATGTTTTATTGACCAATAAAGCTTTAGATTAAATTAATAATAATAATAATAAATAATGACAATAATAAATTTTCAATATAAATTTGTTTTTTTATCTAATAAGAAATGTGCTTCAACACTTTTACATGAAATTTTTAAACCATATGGAGGTTTAATTTCAGATACAAGTATTTTCACGAGACCTATTGGAAAACATGATATCGCATTAGAAGTAAAAGCATATTTGAAAGAACAAGGATATGATTATAGAGAGTTTAAATTTTTAACAACAATACGAGAACCGATTGATAGGATATTTTCAGCATATAAATATGAAATAATAAATGAATATATATTACCAAATGAAATAACATTATTTGATTATTATGTAAAAGGTAGATATTATAGACATTTTGATGATATAAATTATTTAACAAATGGTATTGATGATAAAACAAAATTAAAAATAATTAATTGTGATGATTTGAAATATAATTTTATAACTAAAATGGAAGAAATATTTACATGGTTAGGTATAGAAAAATATAATATATATAATTTTATAAATATTAAATTAAATAATACTGATGATATATTTACAAAAAAATATCCAGAATTATATCTAGAATTTGAAAAAATAAAAAATAATCAAAAAATAATTTCATTGATTAATTCTAGACATAAAAATGATTATGAATTTTGTTGATTTTCTAGATTAATTTTATCTTGAAGATTTTTACGACGTTCATATATTTTTTTTAACAATTGATTTGATTTTTCGAATTTAATCAGTTCTATTTCATTTATTTTATTTTGTAATTGTGTCGCAATTTTAAATTTATTATGAATATCATTACTTACTTTATCAATATCAATATTAGATGTTTCTGTATTTGTAAAATAATCTAATATTTTACCACTACATCCAATTCCATCAAATAAATATTTTTGTCTAACTTCTTCAAAAGCTTTATCTCTTAGTGTTTTATTATCTGGATTGGTAATCATATTTACATGATTGAAAAATGTCATATAATTAATTGTAAAATTAACAACTATTCTAGAATATAAAGGATGATTCAAAAAGGCAAATCTATCTAAAAGAGGATCTACTTTAAAATCTATAAACGGAACATTATACATAACACATTCTTCAATTGTTGTTGAACTGAAAAAAATAGCTAGATTTGCGATTTGAAGTAATTCAATTGAACTATTAGGATATAAATTAATATCCTCAAAATAATAGTCTCCTTTTTTAAATTCTAGACTATCTTTTTCACGAGTCTTAACGATAATTTTATATCCCATTTGTTTAAGATATATTGATAATTCACTAAATTTTGATTTATTACTTTTTAATATATTTGACTTATCCCACCATTTATTTTTTGGATAAAAAAATAAACAATACTTTTCTTTATCTGACAAATTATATTTTTTATAAATATCTTCTTTGTTAAAAACAATATCAAATTTAGGACTTCCTAAATATAAATTTTTATTTGATAATTTATTATATGTTGAAGCATATATTTGATTTGGTAAAATACAATAATCTACTTTATCAATATATTTAGGATATGACCAAATAAAATCAGCATTGAAATTAAGTGAAACTTTTATATGTAATTTATTAAGTGATAAAAGTCCTGTTGTTTCTAAATCTTTTCGACTTGTTCCTGTGATATCACCTTCCATCATAAATGTTAATCCTGAAAAATTTATAATTTCATCTATATTATGTAATATAATTTTATTTTCATAACATACATTATAAACTTGTTCGTAATGTTTAGTTGAATATGGATCCGCATATTTTTTACGATTTTTTCTTAGAAAAAAATGTGATTGGATATTTCTTTTATTACCTTCCTTTACAATAGGTATGAAATATTGAATCCAACATATTGAACCAATTACAAAAATTATCGATTTCATTATTATTGTTATATTATTAAACATCTTTAAAGATATTTTTTTATAAAAACAAGCGAATGTAATTTATTTTTCCCCAATTGATATTAAATATTTATCTCCTCGTAATCCTCCAGTAAAAGTATCATCTAATCCAAATTTTGGGATATCCAAATTATGTTTTACTAATAATTTTTTAGCATATCGTAAAACTATTGGAATATTATTTTTAATGTAAGGTCTATTTGACTTGTTTTCTCTGCCTTTGGTTGATTCATAAAATAAAATAAATGAATCATCTATAATTGGGAAAAAATTACGATTACATATTTCTTTATAATTTTTAGGTATTTTATAATTCATAAGTGAAATTTTTTTCAATAAATAAGAATACACACCCGGTCCCGATTCTTTTGATACTCCAGAGTTAATAAAAATATATTTGAGAATCTTTGATTGTATGTAATGATGTTCCCAAAATCTCATTATAAGTGTATTTTGAGAATATCCATGATAACATATTTCTCCAATTTTAAATTCTCCGTTTGAAATTAATTTATTTTCATCTATGTTTATTTTACCTTCTATAACTGAACCCAAACTGATTCGTCCAATATTATTATTTGTATGATTTACATTTAATTCATTTACTTTTAACCATATTTGATAAAATGCGTTTTCATTAATAAAATATGGAATCCTATCATCAATTGCCCAAAAAATCATTTCTGTGTCTGGAATATCATTTAATAATTTTGTAATTGTATCATTAATACTTCTTCCAGTTTTAATCATCGTAATATATGGTTGATTAATTAACCATTTATAATGTTGTGTTTCTTCTGTTTGATATGGTATATAATATTCAAAAATCTGTAAATCTGGATCTAAATTTAGATTTTTTTTCATATTATTTATAAGTTCTTCATATTGTAAATATATTTATCGTGCAAATACAATTTGTTTATCATATGTATTTATTATCATTTTAATTGGTTTTATATTAATCATTATTTATCAATTGTTAATAATTTAGAAAAAAATTTTATTGTATTCTATAAATTTATATATCCAAATAATTTTTTGAAGCTAAATTATGTATTTTAATTGATAATGTAATATGAAAAAATTGAATTCAGATTACCTATAATAAAATTAATTATTAGAAAATAAATGGGAAACGCCATTCATGTTAAATATGAGAAACGAAATAATATTTTTCTACTTTTTACATCTGAAATAGAAGAGTATAGATATAAAAATATAAAAGAAATAAAACATTATAATAATGTAGTTTATTTAAAATGTAGTCATCTTGAATTAACTGAATTATCTGAACTTCCAATACGTTTAACAGAATTATATTGTTATGATAATAAATTAAAATATTTACCTGATTTACCAAATACATTAAAAAAATTAGATTGTTCAAAAAATGAATTATCTTTACTACCAAAACTTCCCGATTCATTAGAAATTCTAGAATGTTATGATAATTTATTAATTGAATTACCAGAATTACCAAACACATTGATAGATTTAAATTGTAGTAGAAATAAATTATTAATATTACCAAATATTCCTGATTCACTTACTAAATTAAATTGTAATGTTAATCAATTAAAATATTTACCAGAATTAAAAAATAATATATCTGAATTAATTTGTAGTTTTAATCAACTTGAATATTTACCATCTTTACCAGAATTATTAAAACAATTATATTGTGCTGGTAATAAGTTATTAACGCTTCCAGAATTACCTAAAAATATTAAATATTTAATTTGTGAAAGAAACAACTTAGATTCTCTTCCATATTTACCAGATTCACTTCAAAATTTAAATTGTAATGACAATCAAATTACACATATTAAACAACTACCATTATCTATGATTTATTTACAATGTGCGAATAATAATATTCAATTTGTTTCAAAATTACCACAATCTCTAAAAGAATTTATTTGTTATAATAATAAATTAACTTCATTACCTGAATTACCAAATTCATTAGAAAGATTAATATGTTCTTATAATTGTTTAACATCATTACCCAAATTTCCAAATAAACTCGTTGAACTTATATGTGATGATTATTTATTAAATACATTAATTGAATTACCTCCTTCATTAAGCCGTAGTAATGTTGATTATTTAATAAGTCGAATGTTAAAAAATAATAATCAATTTTTGTCAAAAACTGAAATGAAATCAAATAATAGTGATATTAAATTTTCAAATGTCTAGATAAAATTTAATTCTTTTGACCATATCATAAATATTTAACTAAAATGATTTATTTATGAATTTTTCTCTAGAATGACTTGTAAAATAAAAATTGATTTGAATTTTTATTTATACTATTTTTTTAAAAAAGCTAATAATAAGTATTTCTAGAATGAGAATCCAAATTAAATATCAAAATGATGATAAAAACTATAATTTTAATTCATTTGAAGAAATTATAAATTATGATAAAGTTGTTTATTTAGATTGTAGAAACAATCAGTTAAGTGTATTACCAGAACTTCCTAATTCACTTGAAACACTTTCTTGTTATCATAATCAATTAAGTGTATTGCCAGAACTTCCTAATTCACTTAATCATCTTGATTGTTCTAATAATCAATTAAGTGTATTACCTGAACTTCCTAATTCACTTAATCATCTTGATTGTTCTAATAATCAATTAAGTGTATTACCTGAACTTCCTAATTCACTTGAAAAACTT